TAACTCGAATTTGTCTATTCTTATTGCTTCTATTATCTTTTTTGTGTACTCGTCGAAGTTTACGTTTACCCATTCTTGTATTGTGTGGTTGCTGCCGTAGAACTCGTCTATTGTCTCTGTTGACTCTTTTATATCGTGATTGTGTGACTCGTTAGGTTGTAATAGTGGAGGTGTCTCCTCTGTTTCTTCTTGTTCACGTTCAACATCGCCGTCTTGAATCTTTTTCTCGTCAAGTTCTAAAAGCATAGCAAGACGCAATTCTAACTCTGTTCGTAATCCAGGATTAATCATAGGAGTCTTTAATAACTCAGTAATAATCTTAATGTTCTCGTTACGCTCCTCGTTACTAGGTCTGCCCCACTCGAATTCTACGTGAACATCTAAACCAGAAGCCAACAATATAGGCTTAAAAATTTGTGTCTCAATAACCTTCTCAATCTCTGACTGCTTAGACTGAATACCTCTCTGAAAAGCGTCCATTTGAACCTTAGCAAGTCCTTCAGGAATATTACCCTTACCAAGAAGCACCATAGGAACTTGTAAACCGTATATTAACATGTCTATATCGTTTTCTAAAATGAAACTGAACTTTTCTCCGATATTACCGAAGTCTACCACTTTCATTTCCCAAGTAGGGTCTGTTGCCCACTCAGTCTTATTAGTAAGAGTCTGTAAATCAGCGTTAACAGCATCTATATCTTCTTGTGTAGGAATCTTATCAGTAGCAATATCACCAATCTTAACGTGTAAAGGACTATTAGCCTTCCTATTCATTAATGTGTGTAAGTCTTTTTGTGATTGTAATAAATTGTTTACTGTTACTAGTGCGGTAGATATTAGTCCGTAACCGTAAGCGTTATCTCCTATCTTGTTCATTAATAGGTGTGCTACCTCTTTTGGTTTAAACTTTGTTATCTCTGTTTTAACAAAAGTTTTCAGGTTATTCGATAAGTATTGGTTGTATCCTTTCAGGTTGCCTTCGTCATCTCTGTCTACATACATGTATTTTGCGTCTAAGACTTTCATTGCGTCAATAGACTTTATTTTGTCATAGCTTAACTCTAAGAAGCCATTTCCTTTAATTAGTGCTTCTTTGACCCATGCTCTTAGTATTATGTCAAAGTTTTGTTCTCTTAAGAACTCTGTTATCATATCAGCAGCCTTTTTCTTCTTGCTTTTAACGTAGAATCCTTGTCCTACTATGAAGTCGACGTACTTGTCTACTATCCCCATTATTAGTAACACTTTTTTGTATACTTCTTCTGTTGTTTCGAAGTTGAATGGGTGTTCTATTCCTAACTCTTTTGGGAACCTTATTTTTTCTTGTTTTACTTGTCCTTTGAACGCTTCAATAATTGGTTGTGTGTTTTTGCCTTTTGCTATTACTGGTTTGTAGACTGTTTTTTGTTGTACTGGTTTTTTGGTGAATATTCCCATTCTAGTAATTACCTATTTTTTTATGGTTATGACTAGGGGTGAATGTATCAGAATTGTAGTATAACTTGTCTTATTTAGAACTCATTTATAAACTATATTAACAATTATATATATTACTTCCTTTTATATATATCTTTACTCTTTAAATCAATCTTATTAGAACAGAATAGTAACCAGTGGTATTCACAAATCCATTTACCATAGAACTTGTATTCGCTGGTCTTCTTACACTTCTTAACATCACACATTTTAAATATATTCTATTATAACACGAATCATTTATAAACTTTCTTTATCTTAATAGACTTTTCATATACAACGTATACAATGTATACATAGTATATTACTTCAATGAATAAACCGGTTTGTAATCAGACCTAACAACATTAAACGCCAAACAAGCAAGAGCAAGCGAATCACAATTACCTAAAACACTCACAACATTTTTGTATTTAGTAACAATAAAACCAGAAGGAACTGTCACACACCAAACCTTTCCATTATACTTTTTTGTTTCTATTCGTTGAACACAACGAAAAATACCTTTTAAAACATAAATATTATAACATCCCTTATATGGTTTCCCAATTCTTGCACCAAACCCTATTTTATGACATAATTCTTGAAAATCATCCCTTAAACGCTTATTATTCGTAGCAAAACTCATACTTCTCCAACACCCATCACCATCCATTAAACTTTTAAATAATATTTTTAATTGACGAACAGAAAAACTTGATAAATATTTTCTTGGAATAGTATGAACACCCTCTGATAACAACTTCTCAAATCTTTCATTTTCTATTTTTCTAAATTGCCAATACCTAAGACCATCCTTTCTATTATAAATATTATAACTCATATTTAATGTTTTTACTATATTATCAATTTCTTTCACTTTTTCAGGATAAACTTTTAATGATTGACCTAACCCATATCTTGCATCATTCCATTTTTTGCTTTTACTAATCCATCCTTCTGTTATCATCCATCCACATAATCTTATTTCTTCATCTTTTATGTTATATTCATCATTTTGTATTTCACCACAAACAGGAAACCTTCTTGATGTAGATATCGTCTTTATTTTTAATAAGTCTTTAGCTTGTTTTATATCCCAAACATATAATTCTTTTTTATTTTTTCTTGTTCTTCTTTCAAACCCAATTTTGTGTTCTGGTGTGATAAACGCTTTGAAGTGTTCACCGTTTAAATATAGCATTTCTCCTTTATAATCTTTTTTTATAATTCGTAATGGGTTTTCATATAATAGTTTTCCATTATTCCAACTTACTATTTTATCTTTATTATTAAGTTCGTTTATTCCTAAAAATCCTTTGTCTGTTAATATTTTTGTGTCATCTGATAAACAATAGTCATCGTGATAACTAGGACCATCAGGGTGAGCACAATGCCACAAGTTATTCTTAATATCCTTCTGCAAGTCACAAAACTGCTTAATAAAACGCTCCTTGTCCAGAATAGTAAAACCTTTCTTCATCGTGTCCTGAGAAGGAATCTTAAGAAACGATGGTTCTATAACCTTTTTGTCCATCATCTTGTCCTTCATAAGCCTAGAAAGATTCTTGTACATGTAATCCTTGGATTGAGCACTAAACTTGTAACCCTCAACTATGCAGTGCATACCAGTCTTTCTCAGCTCTGAACGAAGAGTATCTACTCCCATGTCCTGGTTACCAGTAGCATCACACCAGATATGCCTTACACCCAAATATTTTTCTCTTAACAAGAAAACTATTTCCTCTATTTGACTACTATAATCGTCTCCTATCCAGGAATGCCAACCAACAATGTGACCAGTATCATCAACTACTGTAAGAATAGTCGAGTCATGCATTTTACCCCAGTCAATCCCTGCATACAGTATCATGTGCTTAGTATAACACTCCATGATATCGTAATCGGCTTCAAGCTTGATAACGTCTTCATAAGTAATAAATTGTCCTTTCTCGAGCATCCATTCCATACAATACTGAGTTTGAAACTCATCAGATTCCTCACCAATCTCTCGTATACGTTTTTCTATGTGTTTTCTATAATTAAGATAGAAAGGGTCCTTAGTCAATGCATACATCTCCTTTTGTTCTGCTAAGGCCTCTATATAAGAAACTATAATCTTATTAGCATCAGGAAGTTTTTGTCTTAGCTCCCAAAACTGGCATTTCTGGTAACCACTTACACCTATCCATACATTAGTCGCATTAGTACTTGCTCCCATAGGCATTATCGCCTTATTGATTTGTTGGTCTATTAAGTCTTGTGACTCTTCTAATATAATTAGGTTCAAGGTCTTTGATTCTGGGTGACTAGTAGGGCTAGCAGTAAAAGCATATACCATTCTAGGAGGATATACTCCTTTAGCTATGTGTATAGTGTTGGCACTGTGTTCTAAGTATTCATAAGTCATTCCTAAACGTTTTAGTGTATGAAGAGTTTCTCTTAATAGTTTCATGTCAGTTTTTGCTTGTTCTTCTTGTGGTGCGAAGAATCCTACGTTGAAGAATGGTGTAGTATTTATCTCGAATCGTTTGCATATCGGGAAATAGAAGTTGATTAGGAATGCTACTGTGTCTACTACTATCGTAGTCTTGCCGAATTGTCTAGTCCACTGGCTGAGCAGTGTTTCTCCTTTTTGTAGTATTACGCTTCTTATTATTGCGTTGCTGAAAAGTTTTTGTTTTTTGTATAATGGTTTTCCTCTGAGCTTGTAGCTGAAGGCGTCTCTTATCTTGTATATCTTGTTCCAGTCTTCTTTGCTTATTCGTTTCATTTTATTGTTAGTTTCTCGTAAACCTTATTTTCTTCTCTTAATATGTAATAAACAAGTATTTCACCGTCTATAACGTATAATTCCTTGTTTGGTGGGTTAATGAATCGTCCTACTCTGTGTTTTACTAGTTCTTCTATAGTCTTTTTTGGTATCATTTTATGAATACTTGAACTATTGTGAACACCGTTACTGCCCAAAAAGAGACTAGTATAAGTATTCCGTCGTATACTACTATGTTAAGTATGAATACTAACATTACTATTATTAAAAACATTCCTAATTTCATTTTTTATTTATAAACTTTCTTAAACTATTATATAAAAACCTATACTACTATATATAAACAATATACCAGTATACGAATATATGATAATGATATACTAATATACATTTCTTATTATTAATATACACGATTACTGTATTATTTAAAGTATTAATTGATTAAACATTGTTATCATTGATTAGTATCTTTAATCACCAAATAATAAATCTTTAACATCATTTAATGCTTTATGATATGCTTCATCCGTAGGACAATCTTCTCCCATAGCACACTCAACATCATCAATCATTTTATCTAAAGCTGTTCTTATTTCTTCTTCAGTCCAAGTTCTTTCAACAGGTACTTCAAACTTAGGCTTAGGTGTTTTTATTGCAGGTAATTCTCCAACATTTTTCATAATATTATTTATCATTTTCTTTACCTTTAATTAATTATTGTTATTATTTCTTTAGTTGTTTTCATTTTTCACCAAATAATTCTACTCTAATTGCTCTAATAAAATAATGTATTGCGAAAGCTTCTGGGTCATTGTTACCCTTCCCACACTTTTCAATCATTAGATTCAATATCTTGTAATGTGAATTTTGTGTTTTCTCCTTTTCTTATTGTTCCTGTCATTCCTGTTTCCCAATGACTCGGCCTGCACTCTATTCCTTTCTTCATTTGTTCAATGGCCCACACGAAAGAGC